GCCGTTGCGGAAGCGGCTGGTGGAGTTGGCGCGGGAGAAGCCGCGCTTCGGGTATCGGCGACTGCAGGTATTAGTGCAGCGCAGTGGAGAACGCGTGAACCACAAGCGGTCTTGGTATGGGCACAGAGCTACAGCTAGGCCAGGACGACGCGGTACTTTCTCCTCCATCACCCGAAACGTTTGCCGCTGTCGGTGAAATCACCAACCTCGGCAAGTCCGGCGCCAAGGCTGACACCGTGGACGTCACGAACATGCAGTCCCCTAACGGTTTCCGTGAGTTCATCTCCGGTCTCCGTGAGGCGGGCGAAGTCTCCTGCACAGTGAACCTGGTAGTCGGCGACGACACCCAGGACTCCGTGGAAGGTCTCTTCGAGACTGGCGAGCGGCGCAATTGGCGCATCGTGGTTCCTCCGGCGGCTGGTGAGGTTTCTTCGCCCGGCTATTACGAGTTCAAGGCCATCGTCAGCGGTTATGGCGATGCGACCTTCACGCCCGACAAGCAAATCTCGGTGACGTTCAAGCTGAAGATCAGCGGAACGTACGAGTTCGTCGCGGCGTAAAAGTACCCGAGAGAGTTTTCTCTCATCTGTCACGAGGGTCAGGGCGGCGGGCAATCTTAGCTCGCTGTCCTCCCTCAGTTCGTGCCTTCTCCTTTGACCGCCCGGTTGTTCCTACACAGTATTCAGTGTTTTCCAACAGGAGATTTCCAAATGACTGCAAGAGTTCCAGTGGCACTCAAGCGCGCACCGACGGTGGACCTCACCCTTGGCGACGTCACCTACAAATTGGCAGCGCGTCTTCGGGTGGCGGTATTGGCGGCTTCTTCACCAACCTGCTGGGCGGATTGTTCGGCGGGCACCGGGCCGGGGGTGGTGACGTGTCACCAGGCCAAGGCTACATCGTCGGCGAAAGCGGACCCGAATGGTTCTCACCGTCTACCTCGGGGATGATCATCCCCGCAGGCGTGATGGGGCGCGGCGGCGACGTCTACAACATCGATGCGCGAGGCGCGGATGCCGGTGTGGAACAGCGCGTCCGTCGAGCCATTGCGGAGTCCCAAAACCAGAGTGTACAGCGCAGTGTCTCCACTGTGTTCGACATCACGCGGAGAAAGTAATCCATGTCTATCTCATATCCACTAACACCGCCTTCTACACCGGGTCCCAACTCGATGAACATGGCGGGCATGAACATTGTTGGTCTTGTCGCCTCGCCGTTCGATGGCTCACAGCAGGCATTTGAATGGCCAGGCGAGTGGTTTGAACTCGAGGTCAGCATGCCGCCTATGGAGCAAGAGGATGCTGAACTGTGGATCACCTTCCTGCTATCGCTTCGCGGTCAGTCGGGGACTTTCTATTACGGCGATCCGTCCCGCTCCACGCCAGCAGGAGTTGCTACTGGCACTCCCAAGGTGAACGGCTCCAACGCAGCGGGCAGCAAGACGCTGGCCACCAAGGGATGGACGCACAGCATCACGGGCATCTTGAAAGCCGGGGATTATCTCCAGATTGGCTCGGGCATCACGCGGCGTCTGTACAAGGTCATGAAGGACGCCAACTCTGACGGCTCGGGTAACTCCACGCTCGACATCTTCCCGCGCCTGCGCGAAGCGTTGTCTGACAACACAGCGATCACGACCACCAGCTGCACGGGGGTGTTCCGGCTGGCGGAGAACCGTCGCGAGTGGAACATCAACGCTGCGCTTCAGTACGGCATTCAATTCAAAGCAGTAGAGGCAATCTAAGTGGCAAGAGACCTAACATCCGACTTCATCGCACAGCTTTCGGCGGGCCGCGTCCAGCCATGTGTCTTTGTGTTCCTCGATTTCAAGGATGACCCGGCTTACCTCTGGTCGGGCGTCGGCAACATTTCGTGGAACGGCCACACCTGGCTGGGTGCGGGCAGCATGGGCGCGATCTCCTCGGTACCGGAGACGAACGAGATTGAAGCCCAGAACGTTGTGCTGTCTCTGACAGCGAACTACGGCAGCCTGCTATCCGACTGTATCAGCGCGGTACGCCAGGACACGGCGGCCCAGATCTGGTTTGGTTTCGTTGCTGATGATGGTTCTGTGGTGGCGGACCCCTATCAGGTCTTCCTCGGGCATCTGGACGTCCCTACGGTCACGGAGGGCGGTGATGCCACCACGATCAGCGTCACTTGCGAGAATCCGCTCGTGGATTTGCAGCGAGCCAGCAACCGACGTTGGACCAATGATGACCAGGCAATCGAATATCCGACCGATACGGGATTCAATTTTGTGGCTTCGATCCAAGAATGGGATGGCATTTGGGGCAAGGCGGGCGGCGGCACGGCGAGCAAGAGCGGCGGCGGAAGTCCCCCACCGCCGCCGCATTATCAGAAAATCAAATGATGAAGAGACTGCCAAATTGGGAACGAAAGCTCGAGGACGCCATAGCGGAAGCCGGAGCCCAGCCCTTTGTTTGGGGACGGTTTGATTGCGCTCTATGGGTTTGCGATGCGGTTCTTGCGATGACTGGTATTGATCTCGCCAAGGAATTTCGTGGCAAGTATGGCACCGGCAAGATGGCATGCATGGCTATACGTCAATTCTGCGGAGGAACTTTGGCTGACCTTGCCGACAAGATCGCAAAGTCCGTGGACGCACCCGAGATTCTTCCAGCAATGGCAAGCCGGGGTGATGTTGTTCTCGCGAACGAGGGAAAGTATGACAGTCTCGCGATTGTGGGATTGGATGCGCGGTTCGCGCTGGGCGCGGCGGAAGGCGGACTCATTCAAGTGCCCCGAGCGATTTGGAAACGAGCATGGAGAGTTGGGTAAGCAGCAATGGGTAAGTTTCTAGGCATCATCATAGGCATCGCAGTGATTTTCACTGCCGGACTCGGGGCATTCCTCGCGCCTGCCTTGTTCATCGGCACAACCATCGGCGGCGTCATGACGGCGTCCGCCATCTTCGGCCTGGGTGTGTCCATGACCATGCAAGGTGTGATTGGTGCGTTGCGAGGCGGCCCGTCCATCTCGCACGACCCGGTTACCAGCCAATTGACCGTGCGCCAGCCTATCAGCTACCGGCGCATCATCTACGGCAGCGTCCGGACGGGCGGTGTCCTCACCTACATCGGAAAATCGGGCAGCAATGGCGAGTACATCCACTTGGTTCTCACCCTCGCGGGACACCAGGTTCACGCCATCAGCAACAACATGTACTTTGACGGTGTGTTAGTGCCGCTCGCAATCAACGGCGGCGGCGCATCGGATGGTTATCTTCACCCGTCATCCGGCAAGTACGTGGCCCACTGCCTTGTAGAGAAACACCTGGGCGACCCCAGCGATACTTCCCAGCCATTCCCTGCGCTGCACGCTGATTTGCCCGAGTGGTCCAACACTTGTCTCCAGCGGGGCAGCGCGAAGGTCCACGTCCGCCTGAAGTGGGACCAGGACATCTTCCCCAGCGGTCTGCCGCAGTCCATTGCGTTTGACGTTGATGGCAAGGAAGTCTACGACCCGCGTACCAGCACAACCGGATTCTCACACAACCCGGCCCTGTGTCTCCGCGACTGGCTAACGGATGAGATGTACGGCATGGGCGCGGATGCGGCAACCATTGACGACGATTATGTAGAAGCGGCGGCCAACATCTGCGACGAAAACGTTGCCCTGAAGGCGGGCGGTACCCAGAAGCGATACACCTGCGACGGCATGTTTGAATCGTCATCGTTCCGTGGTGATGTCATCAAGGGCATTCTCACCTCGATGGCTGGCATCTGCATTCCGCCCGGTAACGCCTGGCGTATGTACGCGGGCGCGTGGCGCAGCAGCGTCATGACGCTCACCGATTCTGACCTCCGCGGACCGATCAAGATGGACACCAAGATGTCACGTCGCGATCTGGCCAACGGCATCAAGGGCACTTACGTGTCCTCGGCCAACAATTGGCAGCCTTCTGATTTCCCACCCTACCTAAGCTCCACCTACGTGACGGAGGACGGCGGCGAGAAGATCTGGAAAGACATCCAGCTGGGGTTCACCACAGACGGCATCCGCGCACAACGTCTGGCCAAGATTCACTTGATGAAAATCCGTCGCCAGATCAGCCTGATTCTTCCCTGCAAGATCACCGCTTTGAAAGCGCAGCCGGGCGACACCGTCGCGGTTACACACGCGAACTTTGGTTTCAGTGCCAAGACATTTGAAGTGCTCCAGACTTCGCTGGTCCAAGACACGTCTACCAAGGACGGAATAGGACTGGGTGTTGACCTGGTGCTCAAGGAGACCGATGCCGACGTTTACGCCTGGGATGAGACTACAGACGAAGGCACGGTGACGAACCCCGCCGTGGCGACTCTGCCGGACATGGGCAACGTAGGGGCACCAAGCAACCTGGCACTCACCGCCGTGGAAACTACTCGCACAGACGGCATCAGACACCTACAGATCAAAGCTACCTGGACATCACCCACAGATCACCATGTGTTGAGCGGTGGTCACATCCAGATTTGGATGAAGAAGCACAGCGGTAGCACATTTGTGCGGGTAGGCATCGCTGATGGTTCGGACACCGAGTTTTACATCACCCAGAACGTCATTGATGGCGAGCATTACGACGTGGAAATCTGCTCGGTCAACTCCAAAGGCGTCCGGAGTGCTTTCATCGAAGTGGACAACTACCTCGCATCCGCCAGCATTGTGTCCTTCGCGGGCACGGTCACCAGCCTGGACAACGTCAACGACGGGACGACCTACGCCCGCCCGCTGGCGACCCGCATCAATGCCGGAAAGCCAGTGATTGACTTCGCTGAGTCTATTCACAGCAACAAGATTCTCGACAACCTTGCTGACGGCACCTATGCCAAACCGCTGGCGACCAGAATTAACGCGGGCAAACCCGTCATAGATTTTTCAGAGTCAATCCATGCCAACAAGAACATTGACAACGTAGATGACGGCTCCATCTTTGCACGTCCGACGTTTCATCAGGCAACCGAGACGGTAGACAATGGGAATTTCGAGGCGTCTTCGTCGCTTGTTAATTCCTACCCGCCCGCCTGGCAAGCCTTTGGCACAGGGCAAACTATCAGCTATGAAACTGGCAGCCCGCAATCCGGCGTGCAATCGCTGAAGGTTGTGTCTACTGGCACCGCTGCAGGTGCAAAAGCATTGAGAAAGTTCAAGGTTGTTCCCGGAGAGGTGTGGAAGATCAGCGGGTACATAAAGTCAGACGGGACTTTTTTATCTACTATTTCGTTTGATTTCCGGGACAGCGCGGGGAGTTTTCTGAGCCGCATATCCTCAGCCGCCACTGTGTCCGCGTCTTGGACGGCAGTAAGCGATGTAGGGACGGCACCCGCTAACGCGGTCTATGCCGAGATTGTCTGCTTTAATTCTGGACACTCGTACACGGCGTACTGACCTGCCCCCAATTTCGGTTCACGTAAGAATACGACAACTTTCAGTTACTCCCTGTCCGGTTTGAGCCGGGATGGGGGAGCGCGAGGGGCAAGGGACGGCGTTTGAGTCCCTTG